AATTGATGAATCCGTTTGAATATTTAAAAGCAATTAATGAAACAAAGAAAGACATCATGGTTGATGATATTGCTGAAAAAGAATATAATCCTTTCATAATCAATCGTGGATTATCTTTCTTTAAGGATACTATTTTGTTTGCAAACAAAATGAACCGATATCATCACCTAGACCATCGTGTTCAGTTCGATTTTTTTATAAATATAATTAGAAAGAAAAAGAGATGGTCCAAATGGATTAAGGCCAGCGACATAGACAATCTCAAACTCATCAAAGAATATTATGGGTATAGTAATGAAAAGGCTAAATCTGCATTATCATTAATGAGTAATGAACAAATTGAACAACTGAAACAAAGGATTTATAAAGGTGGAAAACGATAACATACAAATTACTGATTGGACTCCGAGTAGCATGCTCGAAGTTTCGCTTAACGAACCAGACGATTTTCTTAAGATTAGAGAAACGTTAACTAGAATTGGTGTAGCGTCTAGAAAAGACCAGAAGCTTTTCCAATCATGTCATATCTTGCATAAGCAAGGTAGATATTTTATAGTTCATTTTAAAGAACTATTTTTGCTAGATGGAAAGCCATCTAGTTTGTTAGAAAACGATGTACAACGTCGAAATACAATTGCAACATTACTTGCTGATTGGGGACTCGTAAGTATAGTCAATCCAGAATCAGCTAAGGATTTAGCACCATTGAGACAGATTAAGGTGATTCCTTTTAAGGAAAAATCTCAATGGGAACTATGCCCTAAATATAACATAGGGAATAGCAATAATGGAGAAAAGAATTAAACAAGCCTGGAAACAATTTCATAAGTTTATGAAGTCAGGCAGATTAAACAAAGTAGTTAAAATGATAGCTACAAAATAAATTTATTTAAACTGGTAATTAAACTAGTATAAATAATAACGAGGAATGCGGTATTGGACCGGTTCCCATAACCTTGCTATTAAATAGGAGGAATTAAAATGGTAAGAAATACTTTGAACGTACCACGTTCACTTTTTGTCGGATTTGACACTTTATTCGAAGACTTGGAAAGGATTCATCAAAGTGCCAGGTCTGGAAACGATAACTATCCACCACACAACGTTGTGAAAATCGATGATGAAAAATTTCTCATCGAGCTAGCGGTTGCTGGATTTAAGGAAGATGATATTGATATCGAACTTAAAGATGGCATACTTAAAATCAAAGGTGAGGTGGAGCCAGCTGAGCGTGAATACGCATATAAAGGTATATCGTCCCGCAAATTTGAGAAGTCCTTCCGACTCTCTGAATTTGTTGTAATAGACGGTGCTGATTTGAAGGATGGAATACTAGTAGTGTATGCTAGAGTAGAACTTCCAGAAGAGAAGCGTCCTAGGAAGATTCAATTAGGGTCTGCTGGGGCATCAAAGAAGAAAGAATACCTGAAAGGGTAGACTGGCGAGCAGCGACAACCCAGTAGATATGTAATAAACTATTTACTGGAGAACAACATGAAACATATACTTCATTATATGGAGAAATATGATGACGTTGCCGAGACCTTAAAAACAGTTGCATTTAGTACTCTTGTGGCAATACTAATCTTAGGATTAGCACCAGCCATAATGATTGCTCAAGTAGCAAGCTTTTAAGGAATTGAAAAACAGAAATCATGCGGGGGAGGAATACTCCCCCAACCTTTTGAAAAAAATCGTTTACATTTGCGATGAAATATGATATAATATACTTATGATGAAATTCTATACAAACGTGTCTCGATATGGTAATATGATTCTCTTACGAGGATATGACCACGGAAGACGTATCGAAAAGAAAGTCAAATACGAACCAATCCTTTTTACAACAACCAATACTCCAACTGAATGGAAAGCTCTTGATGGTACTTCAGTTGGTATTGCAAATGCTGGTAAGAGGTTTGAATCCATGAGGTCGGCCAACGAATACGTGACAGCAAACAAACACGTATCTGGCAAAAAGATTTATGGCAATACAAAATACATACCAGCATTCATTAATGATTACTATCCCGGTAATATCGAATTCGATAGAAACAAAATCAACGTAACGACAATCGATATCGAGGTTGCCTCTGATGACGGATTTCCAGAGCCACAAAAAGCTGACCATAAGATTATATCTATTTGTATGAAGAATAATATAGGTAATACTTACTATGTGTGGGGCTTAGGTGAATATGACTCAGACAAATCTTATATGAAAGACAATATGGTTGTCTATCGTAGATTCGAACGTGAAGATGATTTGCTTATTAACTTTATTACTCACTGGTCATCTCAACAATATTGTCCTGATGTAGTCACTGGTTGGAATACAAGGTTCTTTGATATTCCATATCTTGTCAATAGAATCAATCGTATGCTTGGCGAAGCTTACGTTAAAAGACTGAGTCCTTGGGGAATGATTGACAGACAAGAAATAACCAAGATGGGAAGGACTCAAACAGCTTATGAACTCAAAGGTATATCTCAACTAGATTACCTTGACCTATTTAAAAAGTTTGGCTATTCGTATGGTCCACAAGAATCGTATAAACTTGACCATATTGCTCATGTCGTACTTGGAGAAAAGAAACTCTCATACGAAGAATATTCAAACCTACATACTCTCTACAAAAACAATCATCAAAAGTTTATTGACTATAATATCAAAGATGTTGAGTTAGTTGATAGAATCGAAGATAAGCTTGGCCTGATTACTCTTTGTATGACAATGGCATATAAAGGTGGAGTAAATTACAATGATACATTTGGCACAACATTGATATGGGATACGATTATCTATCGTAGATTGTTTGCTAATAATATTGTTGTACCATTCATTGAAGATAAAACAAAGACCATGTATCCTGGCGGCTTTGTTAAAGAGCCGCAGGTTGGCATACATGATAATGTTGTATCTTTTGATTTAAACTCTCTCTATCCGTCAATTATTATGCAATATAATATGTCGCCGGAAACTATTGCTAATGGAGAGATTACACAGTTCGATATTGAAAATGTACTTACCAAATCTGAAAAGCCTAACAATAACGGTAAAGCTTTGGCAGCTAATGGTCAATATTTCAATACAAATAAACCAGGTATAATACCATTCATTATCGATGAGATGTATAAAGAGCGTGTTGATATCAAACAAGAAATGATTGATGCACAAAGACAACTACAAACCGCAGATAAAAATGATAAACAAGAAATATACAGAATCGAACGAGATATCGCTATCGCCGAGAACAGACAAATGTCGATTAAGATACTCCTTAATTCTCTCTATGGTGCTCTTGGGAATAGGTATTTTAGGTTCTTTGACCAAAGAATCGCAGAAGCCATTACCCTCACCGGACAACTTACAATTCGATGGGCCGAATATTCCATCAACTCCTATCTTAATCGAGTGCTCAAAACTGAAAAATGGCGAGACTTTGTCATTGCAATCGACACAGATTCGTTGTATGTATGCCTAGATGATTTCGTACAAAAGTTCAAACCTGAAAATACAATTGACTTCCTAGACAAAGTTTGCAGCGATGCTCTTGAACCAGAGCTAGAAAAGTCATATGACGAATTGTATACAATGCTTGGTGGTGTTAACAATCGTATGGTAATGAAACGTGAAGCTATCGCAGACCGTGCTCTTTGGACAGCAAAGAAAAGATACATTATGAATGTCCATGATAACGAAGGCGTAAGATATGCTGAACCTAAGCTAAAGATTATGGGTATTGAAGCTATCAAGTCATCTACACCAGAACCATGCAGGGACGCGCTTAAAGAGATATTCAAAGTCATTATGGAAAAAGACGAAAGGTCAGTACAACAAGCTATCGAACAGTTCAAAAACTATTTTAAAACTCTTGACCCAGACCAGATTGCATTCCCACGTGGTGTGACTCAAGTTAAGAAGTTTCAGGATAGGAATACTCTCTATAAAAAAGGTACTCCTATTCATGTTCGTGGCGCAATCCTTTACAATAAGCTAATAGGAGACATGGCGCTCAATAAGAAATACGAACTTATAAACAATGGCGAAAAGATTAAGTTCTTATATCTTCGTCAACCAAATTCAATACATGAAAATGTAATTGCTTTCCCATCTTATCTTCCAGATGAGTTTGGCTTAAGAAAATACATTGACCATGAACTACAGTTTCAAAAAACATTCCTTGACCCGATTGAGCCGGTCCTGGAAGCTATTGGCTGGTCTTCAGCAGAGGTAGCAAGCCTGGAGGATTTTTTTGGATAAAAACGTTTACATTTACGTAAAAATGTGTTATAATATACTACTATGGAGAAAAATATGAAGTTAGTTAGATTATCCTCAGGAGAGGAAGTAATAGGAAAAGTTGAAGAACATTCTGATTCAATTACAATCAAAGATGGTTATTCGCTTATTCCAGCCGGAGAAGGCAAAATTGGTTTCATGCCATTCATGGCTTATACAAAAGCTAAAGATGGTATAGATATAGATAAAAGATTTGTTGTATTCGTCGTAGAACCAATTGAAGATTTAGTCAATCAAATTAGACAGATGGATACTGGACTTACAATACCAACAGGAAAAATCGTAACATGAGCAAAGACTGGGTAAAAGATATAAATGAAATGCAATACAAATATGGCGTTCATAAATGGATGCATGACAATCGAAATAAACCTGATCAACTTAAAAGATACTTAGAATTTAGAATTGATTTCTTACAAGAAGAACTTAGTGAAACAGAAGCTGCTCTTGTAGGTATGGATGCTGAAGAAATAGTTGATGGTCTTATTGATCTTTGTGTTGTAGCAATTGGAACACTTGATGCATTTGGCGTTGATGCTCATAAAGCTTGGGATGAAATACTTAAAGCAAACTTAGCAAAAGAACCAGGTGTAAAACCAGAAAGACCAAATCCTTTGGGATTACCAGACTTAATTAAACCGGAAGGTTGGGAAGGACCAAATCACAGCGATAATCATGGTAAGCTTAACAATATTCGATAGTATATACGATAATAAAACTGAAAAACGAATGGACTATAATTCATTCGATGAGTTTGAACAAATATTGTATAAACTATCAGAGTCAACGAAGTATCCTACAAAGAAGGATGCTCCGCTGATTAGTCCTGCAGTTTATCTCCCCGATACAACGAGGGCTAATGACAACGTCACTGCTTGGGGCGGCTTCGGGATTCTTGATATAGATGATTTTGAAGGTAGAATGCATGATATCGAAGAGAAATACTCTCAATATCGATACGTTTGCTATTCAACTGCTTCATCAACAGTTGAGAATCCCAAGTTTAGATTGGTATTTCCTTTAACTCAAAGCGTTGTCAAAGAAGATATTAAACATTTCTGGTATGCTTTAAATAAAGAGA